ATTTGAAGGAGCACAGGGATTTGGATTAGATATTGATTGGGGTGATTATCCATACGTAACATCCTCAACTTGTAATGTTGGTGGTGCTGTATCTAATGGAATTCCACCATCATCAATCCGTCATGTATATGGTGTAGCCAAAGCATATCAAACTTATGTTGGGGCAAAGAAATTCCAGCCAGACGGAGAAATATTTAATAAAATCCGTGAAGTGGGCCAGGAATACGGAGCAACAACCGGAAGACCCCGTCAAGTTGATTTCTTGAATATTGATATGCTAATCAAAGCAGCCAATATAAATGGTGTAAGTGATTTAATCATTAATAAAACTGATATATTGGAACAAGTGGATACTTGGAAGTTATACAAGAATAATGTATTACAAAATTTAAAATACGAAGATAAATTCCTTGATTTCATAAGGCAAGAAATATTAAATAATTGTCCTGCCGTAGAAGATGTTGTCTTCTCCTATTCACCAAGCGACATATGAGAGGAACAACATGAAAAAATGTAGTGAAAAATGTGTAGAATTAAATACAGTTTGTCCCAATACAGATTGTCGTTATTGGGTTGAACATCAAGAAAGTTTAAACTGTTGTTTTGTTGCTATAGAACAGAATGGCGAGATGGATTTACGAACAATTGGAGATATAATGGGTGTTAGTTTTGTTCGTATCAAACAAATACAAGACAAAGCAATTCAGAAAATTACCAAGACCCTAAAGTTGTTGGATTAATAATTACAAACTAATTATATTGTTCCTTGATTTCTCTCGGAGGGTTTCTCAATGGATAACAATATAATTGTAGCAAATGGTGCTTTATTGGTTACACTTGTCGCATTAGCAGCGAGAGAATTATTTTCTTGGTTAAAAGAAAAGAACTTACAAAACACAGACAATAAAATATACCAAATGACTGATAGTGTTAGGTCAATCAGCAATCATGTTGAAAAAATAGATATAAAGGTAGATAACCTTGTTCAGACAAACAAAACTATGTATGACTGGCACGATAAAAATGACGAAGATGGTGTTAAAATTTGGTATGTTCGCCGTTCATTAGAAGAAGCCCTTCATGAAAATGTAAAAGCAATAAATATATTGGCTAAAAATAGTGAAATACAAACAAAATTGCTTGAAGATATGGTGAGACAAAATAAAGAAATTAGCAAAGATCAAATGATTTTATCAAAATTATTGGAAAGATTGGTTGATAAACAATAATTTTTTGTATTTCATTAAATAAAGTACTATTTACAACTAGATTTCTTTATTTTTAAGGGAGATACGTAATGAGTAAGAAACTATTAGAAGAAAGCACAATCCGCAGCTTTATGAAATTGGCTAATCTACAGCCATTAACCGATAAATTCTTGAAAGAATCAGATTATAAACAAGAAGAAGGTCAATTAGAAGAAGAAGCCCTTGAAGAAGAAGTTGTTGAAGAGGGCGATGTAACAGAAGAAGGTAAAGAAAGTGAAGGCCGTCCCGGTTCACCAAAACAAAAAGTTAAAGGTGTTGCAAAGCCAAAACAAGGAATCGATGGTGCTGAATCTGTTAAATCACCGGGAACAATGAAGCCACTAAAAGCAGGAACACATCATTCAGTTGGTAAAGGTAATGTAAGTGTCGCTGATGAAACCGGTGGCAAATCAAATGCCAGTGATCGTAAACCAAATCGTGGTGAATTCGAAGTTGTAAGTGAATCACTGGAAGAAGGTTATAACGAAGCTGAAATGGAAGAAGAAATGGATGCTCCAGAAGCACCAGAAGGCGCTGATACTTCAAGTGATGCTGCCGGTGAAAGTCCAGAACACGCTTCAAAAATGAAAGATCTAATCAACAACATGTTGGATACATTAAAAAATATGGCATCCCAATATGGAGTTCAAATGGATATTTCACGCGGTGATGAAGGTGACAAAGAAGCTTCACCAGAAGGTGACGAAGAAGCTTCACCAGAAGGTGACGCGCCACCAGAAGGTGACGAAGAAGAACAAATGCAAGAAATGGTAGAAAGATTAACAAGTCGTGTTGCTGCCCGCCTTGTAAAAGAATCAAAAAATAAACGTTGAATCTCAGTTAAATAAAGAAATCAGGCGAGGCCGGGGTTTTCCCGGCTTTTCCTTTGCGGTTGACAGCCCGACCGACCCGTGGTAGGATTGCAGAGATTGGAGGTAGGATGATCACCGCGTCAGCATGGAAATTTACAGCAGATGATGAAGGCCACATATACCGTATTCAAGTAAATAACGTAGATGGCAAAAATCGTTCTATTGTAGAAAAATCACTAGAAGATTGGAATGAATCTGGAGAAGGCTGGAACAATGACGGCCAGATTCTATTCTTTGTAAAGAAATTTCCAGATACAGAAAAGTGGGAAGAATGGATCAAGAAATTCAAGGATTTCAACCTAAAAGTCCTTGATCGTGAAGGTCGAGCAAAAAAAGAAATAAAAGGAGAAGGCGTAGCCGAACAAGCTGCGCCTTCTGTTCGTGTTTGTTCTAAATGCAAACAGCCAGGTCATAATGCGGCAACTTGCCGTGATTTTCATCGTAAATCAGTAGCAATCAAAACAACAACTCCTGTTGCTACTATTGTTGAGGAGAAAGGACAGCGAACATGTTCGTTATGTAACCAGAAAGGACATAATTCTCGCACATGCAAGATGAAAAAATAAATAAATTTCTTGAGTATATCAAGCGATTGAACACTGCTCTTCACTCTGTCGGATATGGCGGGAAATTCATTCCTGCTATGCTTTCACCAAAGATAGGTGTTATCGTGGGACCAAACGCTAAAATGGTTACAATACATTTATGTAATTCCGGAAAGATAAAAAAATACTATGAATTTAAACACAAAGGTTCAGACGGAAAAATTTTCGCAGTTCAATTTGAGGATTGATAGAAAAAACAATCTCAATAAAGGAGATTTAGTCAAGTTAACTGATGGAGAAGGAAATGCAATTGAATATGCATACCTAATTACTAATATATATTATCAACATGGTTATCCCTTTGTAACCCTAAAAACCCAGAGGACAGATAAAACATTGGAGATGGTAGTAACAAATGCAATCCAAAAAGTTTAGAAATGAATTATTTTGTGTAGGAGATTTAGTAAAACCAAATTGGAATGAAAAAACTCCACATGGATTGGGAGTTGTATTAGATGTTAGGGCAGACAGATGGGGTGAAAATTCTATAACTGTTTGTTGGCAATTAACTTGTGTGTCAGAAGAATCACCAATAGATTTAGAAGTTATAGAACGAGCACTTGATTAAATGAGGAAACTATGCTAATATGATGTGGTGGTGGGAAGGTAAAGAAGGCGTCAAAATGTCGGAAGATGAATTTTTTGAACTACTTGAATATAGTTTATGTTCCGACTTTGTTGAGTATCTTGAAATAATTGAAGGTAAAGGTTATTACATACCATTTGTAACAACTATTAATTACCTAACACACAAAGCAAGTAAAGCTGCTTTCCTACCAAGAGAAGATTACAGTAAACTTAAAAACTAAGAGGAGAAAATGAAAAAGATTACGGCTGGAAACTTAGCTCAATGGAATGGAGTTGCCAGAACTCTTTCTGAATTTATTGAGTGGCTAGAAGAAAAACCACATTTAGATGATCGTCATTCTAAATTACTAAGCGATCTGACAGTTGCCTACAACAATTTTGCTGATGATGATGAAGACGATATTGAAGTTTGATTAACAAAAGGAAATATATGCGTAAAAAGCCAACAGAAAAGAAATCAAAAGATAATGTGCTATCGGAAGATGATTTCATGAATACAATCAAACAACTTTCAGAACCAGAACAAAAAGGTTCTCGTAAGATTGGATTGTATGGTCAGCTTGATACAGAGAAGGCAGAACTTGTTGTATATAGCCTTCTCCACCTCCATGATACACGAATGAAAAGCGTACCACGTCCACTTACAGCAGTACAGAAAAAGAAGCTTGAGAAAGCTATTGCAGACGAGGATATGGATGCTGGTATTGATGTAAAATTTGATGAAGTATCACAGCCTATCAATTTTGTAATTTCTACACCGGGTGGAAGTGCAAGTGATATGTTTGGTATCTATGATACAATGCGAATGGTTCGCAAGGATTGTGACATTGAAACTCTTGGTCTTGGTCAAGTTATGAGTGCTGGAACACTTCTCCTTGCAAGTGGAACCAAAGGAAAGCGTAAAATTGGTCGTCATTGTCGTGTAATGGTTCATCAAGTAAGTGCAGGAACCGCTGGTCCGCAGCATGAAATGCTAAATGAAATCGCTGAAATCCAGCATACACAAGAACAGTATATCAAGTGTCTTGCAGCAGAAACAAAAATGAGTGTTACTTTTATCAAGAAATTGTTTGAAAAGAAAGTAAATATCTATCTTTCTGCCGAAGAAGCGGTCAAATATGGACTCGCAGACATAATTATTTGAGTTAAGAGGTGTGATTAATGAAAAAACCGCTGGATATAGGTGCGCTAATAGATGAAAAGTTTAAAACCAAATCAAATAAATTTGGTTGGAATGAATTATTGGAAGAGATCGATAATGTATTGAACGAGCAAACCGGTCCATACGGTACGAAATTTGGTGAAAACAATGTTTCAAATGCTATTCCTGAGAATGTTAGACAAGGAATAGGCGTTGCGCATCATGCTAATGGTAATAGCAGAAGTTCTTATAATGAGATGTCAAAAGAGCATGGTTTTGGAAAACAACCACATTTACGGGTATCTACAGAAGCTTTGATTGGAGAAGATGAAGCAACAAAAAAAGCACAGAGTTATACTATAGAAGTTCCAGATATATTTTCATTAATCACAAACTCTGAAATGAAAGAGGAAAGCGAAGATAACAAGCTGATAGCAAGAATAGTTCGTAATCTTGAAACAGAAAAAGGTAATTGGATACTAAGAATTCAAAAAATAAATGAATTTACACAAACAGCAGCAGATAATCCAGTAGAGACAAAAGATATAAGAAAAGCTATATCAGCTCTTATATTTTTAAATTTATTAAAAAAACTTGCTTATTTTACAGCACAGCCGGGTAAATTGTTTGAATATATCCTTCGTCCTTTAATCGGAACCGGAGCAAAGGTTTTAGGTTCAGTAGATCAGCAGATTGTGGACGTAACGAAAGAATCGCAAGGACAAGTTTGGGATTACAGCTTAAAGATGTTTACAGGTAAGGATTCTAATTTTACAATTAAAGGATCAGCAAAAAATTTAAATACGGCAGCCCTCACTAGAGGAAGACCGATTACTTATATTGTTTCAACTACTAATAGAGAAAATAATTCATTAGAATTTGCGGAATTACTTATATCAAATATTCCACAGCATTTACCGGCTAATGAATGGAAAATTATTAAATCATATCCAACAGGATTAATTCTAGTAAAAGAAGGCGCTTGCGGTATTCTTGTTGTTGATACAGAAAATGAAGAAAAATTAACCAAATTAGGATATGAAACAATATTAACGCCGGAAAAGACACCATCAGTTAAAGAGCCAATAAAAAATGTTATACAAATGGGTCGCAGAACAATACCTGCCGATATTGCCGAACAACAACTACAACAGTTAAAATCATCATCAGAAGTTATACAAAAAACAACCCAAGAGAATAAAATAAATTATTTACAGAAAAGTCGTTCCGGTGTTTCCATACCAGTAGAAGAAAGAAGTTTTATAGAAAGTTTGAAAAATATTTTAAACATTCTATCAAAAATACCAGAATTTAGAGGTACAAATGTTCCTAATTTAACACAAGCAACTTATGGTAGTCGAGCCGTATTGGAAGATTTGATAAAACTTAAAGAGCCAAATCAAAAATTAGAAACACTTTCAGATATTCTTCAAAAAGCAAAACAATATGAAACTAGTTTAGAAACGGCTTTGTCTGCCGCACAAAATCAACCTTCTACAAAAAATGAAGAACAATTACAAGAAGTAGAAAGTTCAGACGAACAAGAAAATGAAAAAAAACAAGGAAGATTTTCTATACCAATTAAAGGCATTTGGCAACTTATTCCAAATAAAATACCATTAAATCTTGGTAATCCAGAACAATATAATAAACAACAATTATCTATTGCTTCTGGTTTAGCAGAAAGCATGAATAACACGCTTAAAGCATTTCAAGAATTAAATATAAATCTTGTTAATTTCTTTGCGACTTCAAAAGAACAAGCAAAAGAGGGCGATTTTGGAACCAAGGCAATTCAAAATGCCGAAACTATAAGCGAAAATGTTGCTGCCTTCCAAGCAGAAGAAGATCAAAGCAAGCCACCAGAAGAAAAATAACCCTTGACTTCCCACAATCTGTTGATATAATGTTTTAAACCGAGGTTTAAATGAGTAAAGTATTTTGTCGAGAACAAGCATTAAATCAAAAACTATTAGAAGGAATTGAATTGCTGGCTGATAATGTGGCTTCAACAATGGGTCCACGAGGTCGAACAGTAATCATCCATGAAAAAGATCGTCGTCCGTTCGCAACCAAGGATGGAGTTTCGGTTGCCCGCGCTGTTAATATATCAGAGGATCCAGTTGCAAATGTTGCTGTTCAGATTATGAAGCAAGCAGCAGAAGAAACAGCCAATACTGCTGGTGATGGAACAACCACATCAACTGTATTGGCTCGTTCTATTCTTGTTGAAAGCCAAAAGTATCTTGCTGCTGGTGTTTCTCCAATTGAATTAAAGCGCGGTATAGATAAAGTTGTATCAGCCTTAACAGATAAGATTAAGTCGCTGTCCAAACCTGTAATGAAGCTGGAAGATGTAGAAAATGTTGCTACCATCTCCGCTAATGGTGATAAAACGATTGGTAAGTTGATCGCAGAAGCGGTTGATCTAACCGGCAAAGACGGCGCAGTTACAATTAAAGAAGGTAAATCATTACAAACAACACTTGAAATTGTAGAAGGATTCCGTTTCAAGGGTGGTATTGCTGCTGGACAATTTATTACAAATGAACGTCTTGGTGTAATGAAACATGAACGTCCGATGTTTCTTATTACTGATGAACGTGTAGAAGATATAAACCAGTTGATGCCTACACTTGAACTTGCTGCCCGAGCAAAGCGTCCACTGATTGTTGTTGCTGATGATATTTTCGGTGAAGCATTAGCAGCACTTATTGTAAATGCCATGCGTGGTAGCATGAAGGTTGCTTCTATCAAAGCACCATCATATGGTAAAGATAGATTTAACACTCTCCAGGATATGGCTATTGCTGTTGGTGCAACTTTTATTTCAGCACAAACTGGAAAGAGCTTAACAGATGTAAAACTTGCTGATCTTGGTAGTGCTAAAACAATTGAATCAAATAAATTGTGGACAACAATTGTTGGCGGTGAAGGTGATGGAAAGGTTATTTCAGAACGTATTGATTCTCTTCGTGAAGAATTTAAAATAACAGAAGATATGGGTGAGTGTGAAAAGATACAAGAAAGAATTACTCGTCTTTCTAGTGGTGTTGCCACAATTCATGTTGGCGGAACAACAGAAGTAGAAATGATTGAAACAAAACATCGTATTGAAGATGCTCTTGAAGCTGTTCGGTCAGCACAAGACGAAGGTATAGTTGACGGTGGAGGAGTTATATTAATTAAAGCATTCAGTAAACTAAAACCAAGCGAGATTGGTTTAGAAAACGAACAGCAAAAGAATGCTTTAAATATTATGTCCCAAGTTGTTGAAGCACCACTCCGTCAAATGTTAAAGAACGCTGACGAATCGGCAGATGTTATTATTGAACGAGTTAAAAAGAAGGGTGATGGATATAATATTGCTACAAGAAAGTATTGTAATCTTCTTGAAAACGGTGTTATTGATCCAGCCAAAGTATCCAGAATAGCATTACAAAATGCTGCGAGTGTAGCAACTACACTTATAACAACTAACTTCGCGATCATTGACAAGTGAATGTGGTTGTGTTAGTTTAACAACAGGAGTGTTATGAGCCAAAAAGTAAAACTACAAATCTCTTCTGATCTAGAAGATGTAAGTAAAATTTCTGCTATCACGCTTGATGATGCGATATCAAATATTTCATTACTACAAGTAAAAGTATCGCAAATTAAAAGGGATCTTTACGGTCTTGATTTGATCGATGAATCTCATAGAAAAGAACTAAAAAGACTATTGACTGAAATGGATACTGTTCGTGTTCTGCTTTCTAAAATTGATATGAGAGTTGGAGATGTTGCTTCAGTTGTGAATGGTTTAAATGATATATTTGATGGTAAAATAGAGCAGAAAGAAGATCAAAAAAATGATAATATCTCTTCCGGGTGATCCAATATGGTTGCGAGAAGGAATATTGGTTGCTAATGAAGTTCCACAATATGGAATCCCAGTTGGAATTATATTGAATAAACCATGTAGAGGAATATTCTTAGAAAGAAAAACAATAAACAGCAAATCTTATATCAAAGCTTATGTCGACAATGTTGGCGAGAGATATATTGAAGAAAACGAAGTTATTGAACTTACAGAAAGGTAAATATGATTAAATTAACAGAAGCACAAAAAGTTGGCTCGACTATGAAAGATAGTTCGGGTCGAAATGTAGTAAATTCCAGTTTTATTTATAGAGATTTGTTTGTAAATCCAGAACACATTATTTCTATTAATGAAGAATTTTCAAATGAATCCAATATGAAATTGGCTAGAATAGAAACAACAAAAGGTTCGTTTGTTGTGGTTGGAAGTCCACTAGAAGTAGAAAAACTATTATCTGGAACACAAAAAAGAAAAACAGTATTGAAAGATTGAAATGAGTAAAAAATATACTGTTTATGTTAAGACAGATTGTCCTTTCTGTAAAAAAGCAATTTCTCTTTTCGAACAAAGTAAACTGCCTTTTATAGTTGTTGTTGTTGATAAGAACTTGGAATTTTTACAAGAAATTAAACAGCAAACAGGACACAAAACAGTTCCTATTATTTTAGAGCACGAACAAAATGCTATTAAATTAATAGGCGGTTCTGATGATTTAGAAAACTATTTGAAAGAAAACAAAACAATATGATTGACTGTTCTTTTATCCCAATTAAAAAATCTAAATATGCTACGGACGAAGAAACCCGAGATGGATTGTATAGCAGTAGTGTATACAATATTGAAGGTTTCGGAACGACAAAATGGGTTGTTTGCGCCTATCTAAAGGTAGACCACAAAAAACTACTTGATGAAGGCATGACGAGTAAAGCATTAATTGATGGTTGTTTAGAACACTTAAATTATATGCCTGAACCTGCTCGTAAAACAAAAAAACCACAAAAACCTAAATATGGTAATCTTCAACCCCTTGTCTCTAAAATAACTGGTGAATATGATGTTGTGTATAAAGATGATCGTGTGATAGTCCAACTAATCACCGATGATCGGCAAAACCCTCTCTTTTGGGGAGAGGGAGACAAAATATAGGAGTTTATTATGTTATACACAACAAAAATATTAAATAAAATGTTAGATGATGCTTTTTCTTTTCCATATCAGACACAGATTTCCGACGATACTTTTATCTATGATTCTATAAAAACAGAAAAAGATGGTTCAACCAAAATTGAGGTTGTTATTCCAGGATATTCAAAGGAAGATTTAAAGCTTGAAATTACAGATAATATTTTAAAATTATCATCTGATTTAGAAAATAAAAAGTTTACTCGTCAATGGAAATTGACTGATAGTATTGATACAAAGAAAATTAAGGCAGATTGTAAAAATGGTATTTTAACCATCACTTTGTTGCCGAGAGACAATAGAGATAAGGTAATAAGTATATTTATTGGATAATAATTATATATAGTGTATAGTTTTTGCTCCGGGGCACAAATTACACTAAGGCGTGTCTGGTACACGCCTTTTTTTTTATATTTCACTTATGAAAGGCTATTTACTTGTATGAAAGAGTTATTGGAAAGTTTTAAAAAATATTCTACTACATTAAACGAGTTGGCTGATCCAAGTCAAATGAAGATTAATGTTCTTATGGTTATTGATCGTAATTTGAAAAGAAAGAAAGAAGATATATTATCTGATATACGCGCCAAAACGGGCGTTACGATTATCAACATAAAACAACATAAAAACACCAAGCTATTAGATTATAATATACTTGAGATGAAATTTGATGTTGATCCGTTTAAATCACCCGATCCAGATATAAAAGTCGATGTAGTTAATGCTCTATTAAGAATAAGACAAGAGCTATTAAAAACACAGGGGATAGTAAAAATAGAATATGTCTCCAAACCAGAGAGATTCTAAAAATGAATGACGGCAAATTATACGTTAAATCTACATGTATGATTTGTCTCGGCAAGAAATCCTTCTGCACTTATTGTGATGGCGGCTTAACATATACTGAAGCTGCTGATAAGATTATTAAAGAGTGGTTAAACAAACAAACAGAAGAAGTTAAAAATTATATAACAGGAGTGGGAGATGAAAAGAAATAGCTTTCTTCTATTATTATTTACCATTTTTGGTTCTTGCAATTGCGATCAAGAAATTTTGGTTGAAACATTAGGTAATCCTTGTTATGTTGATTCAGAAGGCAAAATTGTATTATTGAGTTTTAATAGTTCAGAATACAGAAAATTAAACATTGGTGAATGTTCCACTGGCCTAACAAATAGAGATGAAAGTGGAAATCTTGTTTGTTGGGGCGAAGTAAAACCAGACGAAGAAGATTGTAATAGTTTAGATGATAATTGTAATGGCTTGATTGATGATGATTTTTCTGGCTATGAATTATTGAGACCATATTATTCTAATCAAAATAATTGTATCTCATTTGGCGTGTGTAGATATGCCGATCAAAAATGTATAAGTGGAGAATGGGTATGTCTTTATCCGGATACTTATGGAAAAGAAGTTTGTGATGGAAAAGATAACGATTGTGATATGAGTGTTGACGAAGATACCTATGAAGATCCAATCTTTACCGATGGTGAAAGATATGTTTATACCGGAGATCCAGATACAATAAATGTTGGTGAATGTAGAGCAGGATACAAAGAATGTGTTGATGGTGTTATCAGCATAAGAAATATGAGAACACCTATTCCAGAAGTATGTGGTAATGATAATGACGATGATTGTGATGGAATTACCGATGAAGTAGAATCAGATTCATTACAAAAAGATTTTGCTCTCATTATTGATTATTCTGGTTCTATGTCTTTTATTGTTGAAAGTGTTGCCGATGCTCTTTGTTCTTGGAGTTCACAAGGTGTATTACAAAATAGCAGATTTGCTGTTATAGGTATCGGATATGCTGACGGAACAGAATTCAATCAAATGAAAGTATTATCTGATTTTACTGATTCTGGAACAGCATGTGCCGCCATAAGAGCAGCAAACAACTTTCAATTTTCTGGTGGTGTAGAATTACAATTAGATGCTACATACAACTCAAATGATCCAAATTCAATTGGTTATGTTAGTTGGTCGTCAAATAATAAAAAAATATTGATATTTAGTGATGAGTTGATGCAGGAAGATATGTTTCTTGATATCCAACAAGGTATTGAAGCTGTCGTTCAACAATGCGAAGAAAATGGTTATATCATAGGTGCTTTTATTACTTATAATATTTCAGATCAACAATTATGGGTGGATTTAACACAAAGATGTGGAGGATTTTTAGATCATTTATCTTATCAGCCACAAGAAATGATTGATATACTAAACTATTGGATTGGTGGTGATTGTTAACCTATTTAATATATGGTTGACTATATCAACAAACAGCTGTGCGAATTTGATATAGGCGATCTTGTTCGTCTTGTTGAAGATTACGATTTTGAAGTTGGTTGTGGATTAGTTATGGATGTTAAAATAAGCTTTGATGATGTGTATGATATAGAATATTTACGAAAAAAGATCGGAACATTAAGAGAATTAATTCCAGCAAGAAACGATGATTTTTTTCCTTCAAAACCACAAATATTAGTTTTATGGACTGGAAAGAATATCGTTGGAAACAATGCTTCAATTTGGATGTATGCGAGTGAATTAATTTTAGTTCAAAAGGTTGTAAAAGGTTCTAAATAGATAAAGCGAGGAATAGAAATGGATTTAAACGAATTAAAGAAGCTTATTAATGAAGAAGTTCAAAGAACAAAACAGAGAAATTTATTAAAAGAAGGACCTAAGGGGGGCGGTACAGTAGGTGGCCGTCCAGCTAATATACAAAAACAACCAGCTATAGCTGGAGAACTTAGTCGTTTATTAGGAGAATTAAGCATATTAATACCAAGAGAAGGTTTTAATGTTAAAAATTTTTCAGAAGCAACAAAAAATTCATTATTAAAAATTCGTAATTATTTAGATAATTTAGAACAAGAATCTACTATAGAACAATTACAACAAATTGCGGTAGATATAATTAATAATTCACATATTGCTATAGAAGTTTCTAAAATATCACCAGAAGAATTTAATAGACTACATGATATAATGTTAAAGACTTCAAATATAAAAAAAGAATTAGACAAAATAAAACTTCAGATACCAAGAGATCCAGTAGCAGAATTACCAACCAGATTTATATCCGGAGATGAACCTACAAGAGCAGTTTCTGGAATATCCGGAGGAAAACTTGCTACTGACGGTACAGTAATAAAACCAAAACCAAAAACAGGAACAGAAACATCAACAGAAACAGGAATATTTAGCAGTTTATTTAAAGAAACTAAAAAACCATGAAAAACTACGGAGCATATATATTTTTATTAATTATATATGCTCCAAGTTTTTATGTCTTTATCGAAATGCTTAAAGAAGACATCTGTAAGTTAAAACATAAGATATACCGCTTTTGCGACGATGGTTGACGCCCTCGCCGGTTTCTGATACAATCGGCAGACCTACACAAGCCCAGCGGAGATCATTATGTCTTATTATCGCCGTTTTCCGGTTCGTCCTTCGCGCTATACCGTTCAAGTGGAGCAAGTCACCCCCGAAGTCAATGAAGCAGAACTGACGAATCCCGGTATTGTGCAGCGTATTCGTGATCTCATCACGAAGCCGGGACTTAATGATTGGGAAAAGAACTTTCTCACCAGCATTAATGAATATGCTACTGTCCGCAATCGTATTACTGCGGGACAGTATAATTCTTTCAAGAGGATTGAAGATAAGTTTAGTGATGCTGCTGTCGCAAAGCATACTGAATTTGCTAATAAGTTCACAGATGAAATGCGCGACAATATGAAGATTGTTGCTGGTGTTTATCGCGCAACCAGTTCACCATATCATCAAAAGCTTGTTGAAAGCATTTTGTCTGATGATAAGTTTGTTCCAAGCGAGGAACAATGGAATAAGTTTATGAATAATAAATACGCCCAAGGTTATGTTGTGAACGCAAAGGTCGCACCAAAGTTCAAGATTGGTGATTCTGTTGCTCCTTCTTCTCTTGATAAGTCTCCTATCGGACTTTGGACCTCGGCTATTGTTATTGATAATGCTGGTATTCTTCCACGTTCTCATTCTGCTGGTGGAAAGCGTTATTCAATTCTTCCCTATGGTAAAATGAAGCCTATTGAGGTTGAAGAACGCCATATGAAGTTTCTTCGTTGATGGAGGAAAATATGTTTAACATTCTTATTCTACTTTGCTTGTTGAATTCTCCAACAATTTGTATGTTGATTTTCATCTTTTTTGATCGCTATTTTGCTGATAATAAATAAAGGAGATACTATATGAAGTATGCTTTGAAGCCTTCTAGCCTTTGTATTGATGTTAGGGGTTCTAACAAGATCATTTTCTTTAATGATGAAAAGTCTCTGTTCAACTTTTTTCATCTAAAGATGAAAGAGGATCTTGTAAAGCCTGTTGTTCGTACTGAACGATATGAAAGTTGGCAGAAACAGAAGCAGCCTAACACTATTTGTGCTGGTGATGTGACTGGCATCTATTCACTTCTTGTTTCAAGTGAACTTGACTTCCAGTTTCTTTCTTGGAGTTCTCGTGTAACCAAATTTATTCACCACAATCTGCCAAATAGTAAGAACCGATGGGAACATTGGAAGGTTATTGGTCGTATGCGGTCACTTCCTTGTAACTGGACACTTTATACTATGAAGGAGAGTGATGGTGGGCTTGTAATGCAGAGTCTTGGATGGGGAAACTTTTTCCGTATGGCAAAGCGTGAAAAGTTGCTTGATGGTATTAATGTTTCTTATCGTATTCCCGAAACTGCGGAGTAGTTATGAAGAATTATAATCCAGATATTATTTTTGTTCGTCTTTATAATGGTTCTCTTGTTCCTATTTCAAGGGCAACTCTTGTAACAACTGATCCAAATAATGGAAAGGTTACACAAGAGATTCCTCTTGAGTTTTGTATCAAGAAGTTGATGCATCACAATATGAATAACTTTGAAACAACTGATATAAATTGGACAAAGCTGGATAATTATAATATCGTGGAGAGCAAGTAATGAATAACAAAATTAAATCTCGTAATGTTTTTGCTGTTCATGCTTGGAAGAAAAACGGAGCAGGAAAACACAAAGATCGTAAGTGGTTGTCAAAAAATAGAAAGCGGGGCAAGGTAAACAATGACGAATAAAGTTGCTAATAAAATTAAGTGTATTAATGATCATCAGTTTCTTTGGGAAGTATTACCAAGGATTGAAGGTCATAAATATGTTATTACATCAGTAAGTCAAGTTCCATTCATGGGTCCAGAAACTTATATGTTTGCTGCTGATGAAAAGGGAAATATCGTTGATTGGTGTGAACTTCCCGGTTCATATCGTGGAGATCTAAATCACGAAAAGTGTTTTGAGGAAATTGGCTATAAAATTAATGAGTGAGACAAATAAAAGTTCAGAAGAAATACCACCATTCCAAGTTGGTGATTTCGTGCAAATGAGAGCAAAAGCATTACAGCTTGTTCGTTTTTATAAATATGAAAAAGACGATATTGGTGTTGTTTTAGAAGTAAAAAAAGGTAATAGTTGTTGGCTTATCAATGTTCATTGGCAAAGGTTTGTTCCAAAAAGTGGCAAATCAATTATCAAACATAATAGACTAAAAAAGTTAAGGGTAAAAAAGAATGTTCCATAAAAAGATTGAAGACTTTATCAAATCAACCGGAGATGGAGTTGTATTAGATTATGTTAACGGCCAATTTGTATTGGAGAATAAGAGTTTCGTGGAAGGCAAACCTATTTCTGCTGCTGGCAAAATCCAAGGTAAAGGAATAACAATAGAACTTTGTGTTGATAATTTTGTATATTCCTTGGAACAAAAATCTATCTATGAAAGAACTCATTTGAGCGCAGAAGAACATGAATCATACCGCTGGTATTCTTCTTATTAAGTAATAATACAATAACCGATCTTTGTGCTTGCGGTTTTCCACCGTTCGTGATACAATGCTGGAAACCCACACAAGATCACAAGCAGAAACAATATAGTAGAAAGGTGGATACGATATGTATCGTCGTTCAATTCATTGTCGTTATTGTGGAGCATCTGGTCATAACCGTAATGGTTGTCCCAAACTCAAAGAATACATCAAGAATAATCCAAACAGTTATTCCGCTCAAAATGAAAAGGCACGACTGGAAAGAGGGAAACACCGCAAGTGTTCATATTGCAACACCGAAGGTCATAATCGTAAGACCTGTTCTCATATCATGAGTGATATGATTGTGGTTGCTGATATCAATCAAGATTATCGTCGTAAGTTCTATAGGAATATTGTGAAGGACAAGGGTATTGCTCCCGGTGCTCTTGTTAGTGTTGATAATACTTCTGGTTATGATAATCATGGGTTTTATCATTATGATCTAAAGGACAAGATGGCTCTTGTTATTGATATTAGTTTTGAAGACGTCAGAAGTCCAAACAAAGAGAGTGGTTCTCAAGTTGTAAAAATCCAGTTCTTGGATGTTTATGATTATGGTGGCAAGCGTCTTGCAGAAAACTATTTGCATGTTCCGAATTGGTTTATTCTTGGCAAAGAAGCACCCACCGAACGGTGGTATCGTAATACCGTTGGTTTCAAGGTTGTGTCTCCCGGTCACTATGATCTGGATGATGAAGAAGCATGGGTGAAAGATAAAGAAGTTGTTCAGCGTATTTGTGCGGAATATGGTAATCATTTAGATATTAACTATGCTGTTGAGCATTTGAAAAAGTAATGGTATTGTAGTTTTGGTGTTCTACTTAATAAAAACACCAATCACGCCAATGTAGTTTAACGGTAAAACTCCACTTTTGTAATGTGCGAGATACAGGTTCAAATCCTGTCGTTGGCTCCACTTACTGTATTTTATACTGTAAGCAAGTTAGTGTGTGTTGACAGCGAACGCGATCCATGCTATGATGCAACGGGTCGGAAAGATCACCGGGCAATCCCGCACGATGATCTAAGTCAGATAACGATAAACTAGAGAGAGAAAACAATGCAGCTCGATTTCAATACTTTCTTCCGTATCGCTAAGCCGATTCTGGATAATAAGTTGCCGCTTCTTCTCCGTGGTCGTCACGGTATTGGCAAGTCGCAAGTTGTGTATCAGATTGCAGCGGAAAGGAATCTTCCGGTTGTTGAACGCCGTGCATCACAGATGACCGAGGGTGATCTTGTTGGGTTGCCCGTGATCTCCGGTGATTCTACCAAGTGGAATCCCCCGGACTGGTTCAAGATGGCGTGTAATAATGCCGTTCTCCTCTTCCTTGATGAAGTTGATCGTGCAGTTATTGAAGTTCGTCAAGGTATCTTTGAACTTACTGATTCTCGTAAGCTGAACGGTCATACTCTCCATCCCGATACGCTTATTGTTGCCGCTGTCAACGGTGGCGAAAGCGGAGCACAATATCAGGTTGGTGAGATGGACCCCGCCGAACTTGATCGGTGGACTACCTTTGATCTTGCGCCTACTGTGGAAGATTGGCTCACTTGGGCGAAGAACAATACTAATCAGTTTGTTTACGATTTCATCAATCTGAATCGTGAACACCTTGAGCATAAGGGTGACTTTGAACCCAATAAGGTGTATCCTTCTCGTCGTTCGTGGAAGCGTTGTAATGATGTGTTGACTTCTGCTGATATGTTCAGCGAAAACAACATGAAGGATATTCGCAATATCGCAGTTGGTTTTGTTGGTTATGAGGCTGCGATTGCCCTTCACGACTTCGTGGAGAAGTATGATCGTCAGGTTACGCCCGAAGACGTTATCGTCAATGGTAAGTTTGATAAGGTGAAGAAGTTTGGTATCATTGAGCATTGTGCTCTTATTGATAAGATTGAGGCCAAGGGTTTCCTTGCAAAGAAGATGCCCAAGGATCAGTTGGAGAATCTTGCACGGTATTTCATCAGCTTGCCTTCCGAAGCTGCTATGAAGATGTGGCATGTTCTTGGTAAGGGTATGGTGGAAAATACTACTGCTCTTCACCAGATCAATGTTGATGGAACTTCGCCTTCCAAGTTTCTTTCGGAACTGCTGACTGGTAAGAAGCCGAAGTGAGATAATGGAGTTGTTAGTGTAAACTCTGAACCGCAAAACACTAAACAGTTTATCCGTTCTGTGATAAAAACGGATTCTTTTTTGGATTGGTAGCTCAGTTGGTAGAGCAGTAGACTTTTAATCTATTGGTCGTGGGTTCGACCCCCACCCGATCCACCATTGTATTATAAAGGAGAAAGAGATATGTTTAGTAAGTTTTTTATTCTTCTCGCTTCTTTTGTTCACGGTGATACTGATACCGTTCAGCATGAACGAGTTATTAGTGTAAGTGTTCCAGAAGATGAGATTGTTATTGAGAATGTCAGGCCAGAGTTGGCGTCGGTATATTATTAACAAAGGAGTATTATATTATCAATAAACAAAAAAATAAGTCATTCAAAGAAATTCAATTCCGAGTTAGTATTGCAGATAACGATCTGCTTACTAAAATTAATCAAATCAATAAGTTCCTGAACCAGAGCCAGGTGATGTTATTATTTGTGATGAAGGTGCTGCTTGGATTTTCACAACCGATGATAATATTGTGGCTCTTGAGGGTGGAGATGTAGTTGATTTTACTGATATTCGTGTTGTAAAGATTTTTAAGAATTGCCTATTGACTCTTGCCTAAAAAATACCCTATCTTATACAGATAGGGTTATGCCGAGATGGTGGAATGGTATACACGGAAGTCTCAAAAACTTCTGATAGCAATATCTTGTGGGTTCAAGTCCCACTCTCGGCACCAGTATAAACATGAGCATGATTATGACATGACTGTGTTTATGATACTTACTATGTGAATAGGAGTCAACTAGCATAGTAGGCTACATTATTGTGTTCTCCCGTCAAGTGTCTTTGGCGTTATATCATTATACCATATCTGGTAAGACGTTTCGGTGGAAAGCGTTAGATATATCCACCATTTCTTTAACACTAACTACCGGAGATAATATGGGTTATCGTAGTGATGTTCTTCTTGCTCTCAAAGATGAAAGGTTCTCTGAACTTATCAAGACAATGGAAGATCGTGTTGCTGCTAACTTTATTGATGGTTCCAAGATTCATGAATGTAATGGCTGGAAACTTGTTGAGTTTCACGATGTAAAGTGGTATGATGATTATCCGGAAGTCAAGGCAGTAAATGAATTTATTGAAGAACTTGAAGATCTTAATCAAGATGATTATTCATATCACGTTCTTGGTGAAGATGATAATGATTATACATCAAAGGGAACTTGGGAAACTCCGTTTAATATTCGTTTGAATCGCTCTCTTGATTTTGACTTCTAATATTGGGTTAAATATGACTGAAAACAATAATCTCAATATCAAAGTTGGTGATTTGATCCAAAGTGATACTGGTGGTACCGGTGTTGTTCTTCGTGTCCCGGACGATAAGCTGTATCACTATATTATGCTTTGGAATGTTGGAGATCATAAAGAGTGGGGTGCTGATCCATCCACAATCAAGCAACTTATCAAGTTCGGAAAGTGGAAAGTTATTTCTGTATGAAATATGATGTTGGCGATTTAGTGATAGTCAACAATCCAATGTTTCTGGTATACAATGGTGTTATAATTGATAGAATCAATAACAATGATTGGTATGGTGGAGGATATTATCTTTTTCATTGGGAATATTATGATAATTACGATCAGACAAAAGATAATAAAGTCGGCTTTTCTTTGCTAAATGATTGGGTAAGAAACAAAGAAGTTATTGTATATCCAGTAGCAAAATAGGTGATATATGGGACGCAAGAATAGAATGAAAAGCACTTTCCAGAATAGTGTTTGTCCCGGCTCTTTCTGGATTCGTCATAATGAATATAATATCTTGAAGCCGTCTAATAATTTTGAATTGATTAGAATGGAAAAAGATGATGTTGTTATTGTAATGGGTCTTGTATCTCCGCAAAATGTAAATGTTCTTAAAGATGTAAAGTTGGTACAATGCTATTCACAGAAAATGAAATGTATTTACACAACTGATCTTGAAAAGTTTTATTTCAACTATCACAAACTATAATATGGACCAGTATCTCAGTTAGTTAGAGAGTCCGTCTTATAAGCGGAATGTCGTGGGTGCAACTCCCACCTGGTCTACCACTATGAAGAAATCTAAATATCTGCATAAACTAGTTGAAATAAAGTATGACGGTAAAAAAGAATTAGGATTTGTTATTGAAGAAATAGTAGATTATTACGGCAATATGCAAGTAGTAGTTTTATTACAAAGAATAAATAAAACTGTTTTTTTTGATACTAATTTCAATAAACCCAAACTATTGGAGGAATAATATGGAAGATGATGTTGTAGAAACATTGCAGGAAATTTTTAAAGTTGCACAGGATGAAACATATTCTTCAGCAGAAGCATTAGATATTATTATGGCTATTGCTGAAAATGTGCTTCAACAGTATGGTCATCCAGTAGATCCAGAAGCGGACGAAGAATAACTATATAACAACCGAACAATCTGCTTGCCTTTTTTCCCGTGCCGTGTTATGATAGGGGCTGGCAGTAGATCACAGATAGAAACCCGCAACAATAGGATAAAGACAATGTCGTCTAACTATGATCTGAATCGTCATCTTGCTCGTTATCTCAAGGAAGAACCGTTTTATGCGGCTCTTTCTCGTCATATTGAAAAGTATCCCACCAATAGGATTCCGACTGCCGGTGTTTGTATTAACCCGGATTCGGGAACCTTTGAGATGCTTTACAATCCTGACTTCTTTGAGAAGTTGAGTGATGAAGAAGTTATGATCGTGTTGAAGCACGAGTTCATGCATCTTATTCTGGAACACGTCACGGGACGTATGCCTGATAAGTCGCAAATGCGTATGTGGAATCATGCTACTGATCTTGCGATCAACAGCGAGATTTTTCCAAAGGAATGTAAGGATTCTATTAAGAATCTTTGGGATATGTGTTTGCTTCCCGGCAAGGCACCATATCCTGATTTTGTTCGCGGTGAATCCGCTGACTTTTACTTTGACAAGATCAAGGAAAAGCAAGAGGAACAAGGTCAAGGTAATGGTCAAGGTGAAGGCCAAGGTAATGGTGAAGGTGGTGGTGGAAGCGGACAGCCACAAGATGGTGAAGGTAATGGTAGTGGCTTTGACGACCATGAAGGATGGGGTGAAGATGGAAAGAATCCCATTCCACAAGAAGTGCGTGAACTCGCAAAGGAGCGTTTGCGTCAAGCTATGAATGAAGCTGCAAACGAGGCTAATCGTTCTGGTTCGTGGGGTACGATCTCACAGTCCATGCGTAAGGATATTATCAAGCGTCTTCAATCCAAGGTTGACTGGAAGAAGGTCTTGCGGTATTTTATCAAAACCAGCCAGAAGGCAGATAAGCAGAATAGTGTTCGCAAGATCAATCGTCGTTTCCCGTATATTCATGCGGGTCGCAAGACGAATCGTACTGCAAAGATTGCGATCAGTATTGACCAGTCGGGTTCTGTGAGTGATAATATGCTTATCACGTTCTTTGCTGAACTTGATAATCTGGCTGAACTTGCAGAGTTCACGGTTATTCCATTTGATGATGGTGTTGCCGAAGATAAGGTTTATGTTTGGAAGAAGGGTCAAAAGAAGAAGGCAGAGCGTGTTCTTTGTGGTGGTACGAACTTTGATACTCCCACCAAATTTGTGAATGAGCGGAACTTTGACGGTCATATTATCTTGACCGATATGTGTGCTCCCAAGCCTATTCCGTCAAAGTGTCAGCGTATGTGGATGACTGACGAAGATAATGCACGAAACCCGTACTTCAAGACCAATGAACGGGTTATCGCTGTTGAAGTGAAGCAGCGTAAGTAATCGTGTAATGGATTGTGGAGCGTCTAAACAACGCTCCACTTTCCTTATCTCTGTTCCAAGGAATACCGTATGGTGAAGACACATTTTCATGTTGGTTGTCTTGTAAGATTGAAGCCGTATGATGATTTGAGGAAAGTTGGTATTAGAGCACCAGCAAAAGATATTCCATATATGGATGATGTTGGTGTTGTGATTCAAGTTCTAAATAATCATGTTGTTGTTCTTTGGCAAAGATTGGAAAAAGAAGGCCAACACTTCCCGCATACACTTGATAAGATCGCTGACGGTTAGTTTGACAGCCAGCAAGGATCATGCTAAAATTGATCTGCCAGAGTTGTGATTGCTAAAACAAAGGAGAAATAATATGAGTAAGATTCCAACAATCGTAATGAGTGATATGAATGAAACAATGATCACTCTTGATGAAGCTGAAAAGATTTCAGGTCATACACGACTAACAATCCAGAAAAAGTTTAATGAAAAGAACATTGAAGCTATTGCTATGGTGAAGTCAGGAAAGCCCGGTCGTCCTTCTCGTGTTTTCAAGCGGAGTGATTTCAATGAAATCTATGGTATTGTCGCTTCCCCTACGAACTCGTCATCGGAGAATGTATCTTCCGTTGAACAGAACGATCAAAACAATCGTGTGGCATCGGAGAGTTCTTCACCTTCACCCTGATAGCATTTTGCTTTCTGGGTTGATTCAAAATTGATATAGGATATAGGTGTGGTGAAAAATCTACACCTATATTCTTTTTTGGTGAAATGTGAATAAAGAAGAACTATACCAAAAAAACCTAAAAGGTTTAGAAACATTTAAAAAACTATCTCTTGAAGAAAGGTTGAAGTTTCTTCAACAACTTGGTATCATAGAGAAAAGTGGAGATAAGTATAAACTTTCAAAGGAATATGGTGGAGAATGAAGAACAAAGAAGAACTTATTAAATCTTTTATTAATGGTCCTCTACAAAAATACTTGACTGGTGATATTTCATTCGGTAAATTTGTAGAAATAATCAACGAAGAGTGTGGAACAAACTTTAAATATTCAGATCTATATCCGTCTTATCTTTTTAATGCTACATTGGAACATACGCCGGTAGATTTAAATACCATTAGAGATAGAGTGGAAACTGAATTTGATAAGAAAATGAAAGAATGTCACCAATATGGTTTATGTATTCAGTATGATGAAAAAACCTGATGGGATGTTCTGTGTATGTAATACTTGCCCGTTGAAAAAGGATAAAGAATGAAATTTACTTTTGCTAATAATGGTTATGGTAATATTCCAGAAGATGAAATTTTTGAATTTGATACTCTTGAAGAATTTGCCGAATGGACTAATAAGATTGAATGTGCAAGATTTGTTCTTATTCCCCCTCATAAAAAGAACACTTGGTCGGGAGTAACAAATTATAGCGATTATTGGCTTATCTGGACTTATCCGGATTATGATTGAGGATAAAGAATGAAGCTTATTGGTTCTATAAAACAACAATATTTCGGTATTACACACAATAACTGGAACTATTGTATTACCTATGTTCCAAAACAATTCCGAAGAAAGGAACATCTTGGTTTTAATAGGTTTTATTATGATGCTCTTGAAATAACTGAACTTGATTTATGGTTTATTAATATCAGTAAAGTATATGATTATTGAGGATAAAGAATGAGCAATAAAATTCGTGTATATGATATATTCAGAACTATCCATCCTGATGATGGTATTGATAATCTTATTTCTTCTCTTCAATCCGCAAAAGAAGCAGAAACAAAAGGTGAATGGACCGATTTAATAGTTGATTGGTATAGTGATGATGACTACCTAACAGCAGAATGGCATATAAAAGGTTATAGAGAAGAAACAGATAAAGAATACCAAAAAAGAATGAAAGAGTTAGAAAAAACAAAAAGGTTTAAAAATAAACTAAAACAACACAAAGAAGAAAAAGATAAGAAAGAATACGAAAGATTAAAGAAAAAGTTTGGAGATAAAGAATAACTATGCCTTCTTTTAGCGATGAATTTATACAAGAACTTCATAATAAGTTTCTAACAGAAAAAATAACAGCCAAAGAGTTAGAAAAGTGGTCTGAAACTCAATTAAATATTTGTTTAGAAGATTCAATAAAAGCATTAGCACAACAAGAAACAAAATTAGAAAAAATGGTAAATGAAATAAGTTTTACAAAGAAAGTAATAAAAAATCTTAAAAATAGAATTGAACTTTTGGAGAAAACATAATGAAAAAGTTTTTATTGATTGCCGGTTATGGTTATTATCCAGGGAGAGGAACAGAAGATTGGATTGGTTGTTATTCTTCTTATAAAGAAGCCGAAGAACTAATCCAATTTGAAGAGATAGACGAATACTTTTTAAGGGGTCCAAGAAAAGGTCAAACAAAAGAAACACGAAAAAAACTATTTGTGAATGGACAAGAACGCGATTGGTATGATATTGTTGATCTTGAAGAATGGATGAATAAATGACTGATATTCCACTAAAACCACTTTGTTATGTTCAAGATGTTAAAGTTGCTGTAAATACAGCATTTGATACATTTTATAAGAACCCAGATAAATATAGCAACTTAAAACAACTTATGGAACTTGTATATGATGAATTTAAAAAGGTTCCAACATATACACCAGAGTTTGCTTCAACATCAAAAGAAGATTGTGAAAACTATATTGTGAAAGCGAATATCCCAAAATGACTGATATTGCCCCTTGGAATACAACATTTAATACAAACCATAAACTATTTGATTGGATTTATTCTCTTATTATAGAAGAAGGTGGAGATGGTGATGCCGTTATAGGTTTTAAATTTCAAAACTATAAAGAAGTAGCAAAACTATTCCGAGAACTATTAGATCAAAGTTGGGTGATGGAAGAAAAAGAAGATCATATTATATTCTATTCCCACTATGAAAGTATTATCTTGACGAGTGCTAAACACTTTGATAGTATCACAAACTGGGGACCACGAATTTTAACATTATGAGGAACAAGTGAGTGCTAATAGATATATGATAAAAGTTTTTGACTCTTATGGACAAAAGAGTTTAACATTTAAGTTGAAAACGATAGTGGGCAATAAAGAAGAATTTATTAAAGAAATAATGGAATATATTGATTGGGAACAAAAATTAAACACATTAGAACAACAGGAATCGCAGGGTTGTAATGGTTGCGGACATAAAATTTGTATGTGTAATCAACAATGAGGAAAGAATGATCAAGATAGAAGAAAGAGAAATTCTTGTAAATAATGCTTGGATTTCATTACAAACTGATTCACTTATCATTATTGATATTGAAACAAAATCAAAATATCCAGATGTTTGTGGATATAGTGATAAATCACTTGGTTTATGTTCTAATGAACGAACAATACATAAAGGAACTGATCCAAGATATACAGATGTAGAAATAGATATTCCAGGTTTTAGTATTGATTCAGTAAGAGCAGGCAGATATGATGTTCGTGTTTATCTACTTAAAGATAAAGTGATAGAGAATTTTGAATACCAAATGATTTGGGAAACAGGTAGAAAATGAAACAAGTATTTAAAAAAATAATATTCAATATAGGCGATTTATTAGTTGATACAAAAGAGATAAAAAGTGGTCTTGTTGTTGGAATATTAATAAGGCATATAAAAGTTCTTTGGGAAGGCAAAGAAACAAAAATAAGCAAATGGGAACTCAATAACAAGATATTAAAACAAGATTATAAGTACCTTCCAAGATCAAAGAATATAAAAAAGAAGTAACCCGCATTTACTTCCGCTTGCGTTTCTTCGTTTAGTGTGCTACGATACCCCGATCCCCCACAGATCCGACGAGGTATTTATATGTTTCTATGTTGTGAAACTTGTGGTCTTGAATATGATCCAAAGTTGAAGGACAAGAACGCTCGTGGTAAATATACACAATGTGCTGAATGTGGCGAAGAAGGCGAAACTGCTGTAAAATATACGGGTGTTCCAATTTACGGACACAAAACGGCGAGCGAACTGCAAATTAATTCAGACCCACGACTTACAGAATATCTTATTAATGCTACAAAGTTGAAGAATAAGGGTTCCAATATGACTAATAATATTGCGAACTGTACCAAGTATAAAAACCTCAATAAAACACAAGGTTCTTGCGTCAAAGTTGCTGATGCTGTTGATTACAAGAATAGAAGTGGTATCTAATGGAATACAACATTGGTGATATGTTTATTGATACCCGTGTCAAAGAAGGAACCCGGAGTTTTATTGTTATTGATATAGATAGAGACGATAAAGATATATATTACACTTTCTATATCCCATCAGAAAGCAGAGAAGAAGTATTCGCTGGATATCATTTAAAATATTTTGTTGATTATAATGTTTATAAACACTATCCTGTGGTGAAGTGATGAAATACCGAGTTGGTGATATTCTCCGTTCAAAAGATGATATGAGGATTACTGCTGGAAAGAATGAAGATTTAGAAGAAGATGTAGATCAAGGTGATTATTTTGTTGTAACCCATTATGGTGAGTTTGAAGATGTATATGGTGATACTCATATTGGATGGACTTTACTTTCACAAAAGAACGCAACACCTTCAAGGTGGGATGAAAGTTATTGTGATCTGAATAAATCATTTACAAAGGTGTGATATGAAAGTTTTAAGTCTTTTTGATGGTATGAGTTGCGGTCAAGTTGCTCTTAATCGTGCTGGTATTGAATACACCGATTATTACGCAGCAGAAATTGATTCACACGCAATCAAAGTTGCTAAACATAACTATCCAAAGACCATTCACCTTGGAGATGTAAAAGATATTAATTCCTCTAATCTTCCCAATATTGATTTGCTTATTGGTGGAAGTCCTTGCCAGTCATTTTCAACTGCTGGAAGTGGAACAGGATTTAATGGTAAGAGTGGTTTGTTTTGGGAATATGCCCGTATCTTGAAAGAAATTAAACCAACCTATTTTCTTCTCGAAAATGTAAAGATGAAGCGGGAATGGCGAGATATTATTTCTGATGAATTGGGTGTTCAACCTATTGAAATCAACAGTAAACTTGTATCAGCACAGAATCGTCCTCGTTTGTATTGGACTAATATTCCAAACATCAATCAGCCAGACGATAAAAATATCAAGATGAAAGATATTCTTGAACTAAATGCTGATCGGAAATATGCCCTTTCACAAGCCAAGATTGATAGGGTTATGAATACAGAGCGTGGTCGTGGTTTCTTTTATGATGGAACCCAAGACAAGTGTGGAACACTTATTGCTGGTTATTACAAACAACCAACTGATGGTATTTATGTTGATCTTGGTTTCAAGCGTCGTCTAACTCCAATTGAATGTGAACGACTCCAAACTATTCCAGATAACTATACCAGCAACGTTGCCGACTGTCATCGTTATAAGATGATTGGAAATGGTTGGACGGCAGACGTTATCGCTCATATTTTTAATTCTATTCCATAGGAGAAAATAATGAAAGTTCGATATATTCAACCTGCTGATAATGAAGATGGATTCGAAGAAATTATTGTTTCAATCCGTGAAGCAATTGAAATCCAGAAAGCAACAGCAGCAAAGGTAAGTCCTGGTTTTGTATATAAAGATGATGAAGAAGCACTACAAGATTATCTAACTGTTCATTGGGCTGAAATCATTTCTGGGTGAAATATATGGATGTTCGTAAAGCATTTGGATGGTTTTTGTTTCTAACCTTTCTTGCCGTCTTTGGTGTATTTGGTCAGTCGTGTAAGCGAGAGACGATGAGAAATATTAATGATTTTAAGTATACCATTTATTCTTTGGTGAAATAATGGCGCAATCAATTAAATTCAGTATCGGTGATATTCTTGTTTATAAATCAAACGGAGGACAAGCAATTATAACATTAATTGGGTATGAATATAAAATACATCTAAAATGTTTTGCTTATGATCTTCAACATCATTATACTCATTCAGATGGTTTGAGTAAAACTTTTAATTCACAAAAGGAATATCTAACTCTTAAAATTATGGTTGAAAGAGATGGTTATGTTCATTATCAGGTGTTACAATGAAATATCAAGTTGGTGATTTGTTTGTATATACAGATAGCATGTCTACTATCATGCTATATTTAGTCAAAATACGACCCGGCACATTATATCTTGAATTTCCCGATAAAGAAGGCAAATATGTTCGTGGTCCATATGATGCGTATTGTATGACCAATAATTATCTAAAAAACGGAAGTTGGAAATACTTTCCAGTAAAAACTTAATCCAAGTTATCCATTTATTCCCTCTTGCTTTTCTCGTCTTTCCGTGCTATAATGCGGGAAGTCAGACGTAGATCACAGAACACAAACTGGTAAATAAACAACCAATCAACAATCCAAAATTGGAGTTTGTTATGATTAAGTTTGGTTTTACTGCGCGTTCCAAGAATGAAAAGATTGGAAACATTCCTGCTGTTATTGTTTCCCGAAACACTTGTCCCCCTTCCTGCCACCTGTATAATGGTGGTTGTTATGCTCGTGGTGGATTGGTTCGTATTCATTGGGATCGTGTGAACGATAACGGTATTTCTTTTGCTGCTCTCTTGAAGCAGATTAAGAATATCAAGCCTAATCAGCTTTGGCGATATGGTGTTGCTGGCGATCTTCCGGGAAGCAAGGAAAATATTAATCTTGAAATGTTGAAGAAGTTGGTTGATGCTAATAGGGGAAAGCGTGGGTTTGCTTATACCCACAAGGATCCAACTATTCTTGAAAACAATATCGGCATCATGTATGCTAACGATAATGGTTTCACGATCAACCTTTCAAGTAATAACGCAGCGCAAGCTGACGAATACTTGACGCTGAATATTGCTCCGGTCGTCACGATCATGCCCCACGATACGCCAAACGATTGGAAGAACGATAAGACACCAGCAGGCAATATGATTGTTCGTTGTCCTGCTGAATATAATGAAAAGACTAACTGCTCTAACTGCGGTGGAGTTAATGGTGCTCTTTGTTCTCGCTCTGATCGTAAGTATGTGATTGGCTTTACTGCTCACGGTGCTGCAAAGAATAAGGCATCGGCTGTCGCAAAGAAACACCTTAACATTATTCAGTAAAAAAATATGATCCAAGAATTTAAATCAACAAAATACTTCTCTGTTGGCGATATGTTTATAAGGGCGGATGATTCAGTTTGTTATATTACAAAAATTTTTCAATTTAGTAAAGGCGAACAATACCAACATTGTATTGAGTATTTTGATGGTGCAAAATATGCACATAAAAAACAAATGAGTACAAAACAATTGAAAGATAAAGTTGAATATTGGGGATGGAAACATATTCCGGTGGTGAAATGAGTTATCAAGTTGGTGATTTGTTCCGCGATACAAAAAGCAATATTTTAGGAACAATTATAAAAATTACACAAATACAAAACAATATTTATGTTGAATGGTCTGATGGAGTAGAAAATGTAAGATCAAATAGGATCAATAATTATGATCCTATCACGATTACCAGTAATCTTGTTTGGAAGTCTTGGATTCATTACCCGGTGGTGAAATAAAGGAATATTATGAGCAAGTATAAGTTTGGTGATACATTTATCAAGAAGAACAAGGCTTATATTGTTCTTGATTACAAGGATAAGATTTATTATCTACAAACTCGTGCCGGAACACTTATCAGTCGTTCAGTAGATGAACTTGACGATCTTGTTGAACGATTGGAATACACTTACTATCCCGGTTTGTGTGATCCAAAGTTTATTACTGCTGGTGATTTCCATATTGGTGATATGGTTATTGGTCGCAAGGAAGGTGTAGAAACGCGTTATAGCAATAAAAAGCGTGTTGGCATTGTTATTGGAAAGAGTGTAAGGCGTTGTGCTTGGTTTGATAAACAAACTAATCATTATATTAAAATCATGTGGTCTGATAATGGACAGGTAGAAAAATATAGCTTCACCAAGGAACTTTTTTATCTTTTCAACAAATACTATTCGAATACCACATTTCATAAATTCCGTTGGAAACTCCTTCCAGTTGTAAAATAAGCAACTAAATCCCGGCGTTCACTTGATCCTTGCGTCTTTTCGTTTGCCGTGCTATAATGCTGCGAACCCACGGCAGATCACCCAGCACTAATGGAGTAAGATATGACGAACACCAACACGAACAACGGGACCAACAATATGATGAATGACGCGGTTGAAACTCTTGCTTGTGTTTCCATGGACGATCTGCGTGCGATGGATTATGATACGTTGAAGGCTATGAAGGAGAATATGTCTTACTTTATGGCTGCTCTGACGACCGTTGCTGCGTCAAAGAAGGCAGAAAAGGATCAGATGGAAGAAACCAATAAGCATATTGCTGATCGTGAAGTCAAGCTCGCTGCAAAGCAGAATGTGAACGCCACGATCAACAATTTTGATACACTGGATAACAAGGATAAGAACCCGATTATCTCTCTTGGTAAGCTGTATCATCATGCTCGTCGTTCCAATAACCATGCTGCAATGGAAATGATGAAGAATAAGATTTTGGAACAGCTTTGTGATCTCAACATCGGTAATCAGTATGTTGTGGGTCATGTTATTTACCTTGCTAAGTGATTAGATAGGAGATACTATATGGATAAGCAAACTGCTAATAGTATTATCAATCTTGTGAATGGTCTTGAATGTTCACTTATGCGTCAAACTTTCTTGAAACTTCAGGAGGATGAAAACTCCACAAACGAACAACTTGTAAAGGATGCACAAAACTGGAATAAGTATCTTGATATGTATTGTCTTGTTTTCAAGGATACACACAAAAACATTCCAGTTCACTAAACAATAAAGTTAGTTTGCACTTGCCCCGATCTTGTTCGGGGCATTTGCCGTTTCATTCAACAATAAAGGAGAAAATAGTATGATCAGTCACCATATGATGGAAAAGCGTGTTTCTTGGAATATTCTTGAGAAGGTGAAACTTGGAAAGACAGTTCACTATATTCGCAAGATGAGGTTTGGTGTTGTGAAGGATGTTTCACAATGCGGTAATTTGTGTCTTGTTGTTGATGATATTGGAAACCGTTACGAGATTGAAACTCCTGAACTTGATACACTGGACTGAATATGAAAATCCCAACAAAAGATTACAGCCATTATCAAGTCGGTGATCTCATTGTTTTTAAAGAGGGACAATCTGATAGCGATATTGGATATATTGAAGCATACGAACCTGCAAAAGATAATCCTTTTAAAATGCGTTGGTTCAAAGATATAAATTCTCTTGAAAGTAACGAAAGAATAGAAACATTCAAATCATATGAAAAAACTTATGTTTTCCCAGTTTGTAAATAATAGTTACTAATGTGTTCTCTGTAACTCTACTTATATTAATGATAGGCTATTACATGTATCATACATATTTGAAAGTGGCTCTTGGGCCGCTTCGTCAACAAATTGAATTAAATAAAGAACTTGTTAGATTATATATGATTGATCAGCAAACCTCTTGGTCAACCGCTCTTGTTCATGTTCCGGACAAAGAAAAGATTTTTACTTGCCGGAAAGGTTGTTGTAGGTTTCGTGTATGAATAAACCAAAATATCAAGTTGGCGATTTAGTTGTATTAAAACCAGAACTTTGGCGTTTTATGCCAAAACATGAAAATAGTGTAGGGCTTATTGTAGGATTAGGTGTTCATACATTGGATGCAAAATCCTATTTTGTTAGATTTGAAAAGTTGGTCCATATACTAAACGATAGAATTATTTACGCTGACGATATTCTCCAACACTATCCCGTGGTGAAATAATGAATTATGAAATTGGTGATCTCGTTGCTTGTCCGGTTAGCAATACACTTGGCATTATTACTGAAGTCAAGGAAAAAGAATACTGCACACTCTATAAAATTAACTGGCAAAATGATAAAATGAATAACTGGGAGAAGAAGCTGTGGGATCATTATGAGATTTGCAGACTGACAAAGAATGGGAAAGTTTAGGTTCAAAATAGGTGATCTGTTAGTTAGTGATCAGGGCACAATCGCTGTTATACATTATATTACTACATACATGTACGGAGACAAGGCGATCTATCTAATGGTGAGCAAGAAACAAGAAGTTCCAGACATGCTACCATATGCTATTATTGATGTTAAGTTGACTGAAGATATAAAAGCAGGAAAATACAAATACTTTCCGGTTGTCAAATGATTAAAACCAAGTATAATATAGGTGATCTGATCGTAATACCTTTCGTAGAAAAGATCGGTATTATAATAGATATTGATAATAACAAGAAGTTAAACTATAAGATATTCTGGCAATGGAAAACCGGTGAAACAAGAATAGATGAATCGGATGAAAGAACAATAAATCTATGGCTTTCCATAGTAGAAGGTAAACGCAAACATAATCTAAATCAATATTATCCTGTTCCAAAGGTGAAAAATGAATTTTAATGTTGGTGATCTTATTCTTCAAAAAAGAGATAATATAACTTTTACTATTGTTGGAAAGAAAGGAACCAAACTAATACTTGAATATTATGATACCCATACTATGAAAGTAAGAAGTGTTTTTATGAGTAAAAATGAACTTTTTAAACAGTTTAAAGAAAGACCAGAATTTTTAGAACACTTTAAAGCCATATTGAAATGAAGATTAATTTAGGTGATTTATTTGTATTGCTTAATAGTGAAGTGTATTATGTGGCTGATGTTCAGTATGACGAAGAACGTAATACTAAAAAATATATTCTTATTCTTCTCAATCCAACAAAAGGCATACGAATGAGAAAACGAATAATGTATCCAGATAACATAGAACATATGTTCAATCCAGATACAATATCACACAGAAACTGGAAGTATTATCCGGTGAAAAAATGAACACAACTGATTACGCATATGCTATTGGAGATGTTGTAAAAATTCGTAAAATGCTCCACCTTGAACGATTTCAGGATAAGCCAGTACTTATCATGGAACGCTGGAAGATAACTGATACAAACGAATATAAAGTGATTGTTTGTGGTTTTGTAAATGAGTTCTATTATTTCGTTGAAAAGGATATTGTGGGCAAGTATATAGAATGAAATATAGTATAGGAGATTTATTTATAGAAACAACCAGCGAAGCAAAAATGATTGCTGTTGCTGTAAATGTCTATAATGTAAAGTTTCTCCTATATCTCAACCAAAATCCGCCAGTTGAATTAACTTGGAAAAGAAAACAAGTTGATCATTTCATAGAAGAAAAATTATGGAAGTATTATCCAGTAAAATAAATTTATCCCTTGGCGATCTTATGTATACCAAAGATGGAACTTGTATTTATGTTCTTGATATTCAATATACAGATGAATTCAATCCAGATGGTAAAACAGTTAAATATATTACCATCAAGTTTCTCAATGGTAAACAAGAAGGCAGAACATTAATTTAAAACTACTTACTCATATAAGGGAGAATTATATGAAAAGTGGCATTTACTTAATAAAAAATATAAAAAACAACAAGGTTTATATTGGTTCGGCAGTCAATATTGATAAAAGATGGTCCCAACATAAGCATTATCTAAAAGAAGGAAAACATCATTCCGAACACTTACAAAAAGCCTGGAATAAATATGGCGAACAAAGTTTCACATTTGATATAATAGAAGAAGTATCAAACCCAGAACACCTATTGGCATACGAGCAAGTTTATTTAGATTATTATAAGTCTTATGAAGACGATAGAGGCTATAACATATGTAAAGTTGCCGGTTCTCCTCTTGGTGTAAAACACAGCGAAGAAACAAGAAAGAAAATGAGCGAAGCAAGCAGAAACATAAGTGAAGAAACAAGAAAGAAAAGAAGTGTCGCTTTGACAGGCAGAAAACATACCGAACAATCAAAAAGAAAAATAAGTGAAGCAAAGAGAAATATTAGCGAAGAGACAAGAAAAAAAATAAGTGAAGCGGCAAAAGACAGAATGTCCAGCAAAGAAGCAAGAAAGAAAATAAGTGAAGCGTTGACTGGCAGAAAACTCAGTCAAGAAACAAAAAAGAAAATAAGTCAAGCAAATATTGGTAAAAAACTTAGCGAAGAACATAAAAAGAAATTGAGTGAAGTAAATAAGAATATGAGCGAAGAAACAAAACAGAAGTTGAGGAAAGCAAATATTGGTAAAAAACTTAGCGAAGAACATAAAAAGAAATTGAGTGAAGCAAAAAAACGCAAAAAACATAGCGAAGTTCAAACATCAGTTGTAAAATGAAATATAACATTGGTGATCTTTTTCTATCTGGTGGAGATACGCTCTTATATGTTTCAAGTTATAGTTATGGTCCAAGCGAACTATTAAATGAAGGTGAAAATGGTGCTTTTTATAAAATAATTTTTCTTAATGGAAAACCAATTGGAAAATCAACATGGGTTTTAGAAGAAAAAATTACTGAACTCATTGAAGAAGGGATTTATACACTGGTAAAGGTGAAACCGTGAAATATAGCGTTGGTGATTTGATTGTTGAAACTTGTTTTCTCAATAAAGAGGACTGGCAAACTGGAACAGTTATGGAAGTTCAAAAAGATATATTGCCCGATATCCAATTGGTCGGTATAATGTGGTCCAATCGTCCATCGCAATATTTAGATTATTATAAGTCAGATGTAATAGACGCTTGGGTAAAGAGAAATAATGCGATCCATTGTCCGGTGAAATAATGACGAGACGAAGAAAACACAAATTTTCTGTTGGAGATATCGTGCGGATCTTAAACAGTCCTTATGTGTATGAACCAATCCGTGGAAGGTTATGTTATATAACATTACAACTAAATCACACATACCATATCAACGAACCTGAATATGAAGTTATTATTCAAGGACAACCAGATTTACCATATCGTATTTTCCAGAAAGAATTGAAAGCAATATGAAATATAATATTGGTGATATATTTATTGACCGTAATTTTGATACAGAACTACGATCCCATCTTTATAAGATAGATGAGGAAAATGGTATCAAATATTATTGGCTCACATATCCGGAACAAGTAGGATATCGTGATACATATTGGACAGAAGAAGAATTAGATGATATACTAAACGGTAATGTAGAGCATATACCGGTGAAGAAATGAAATATAATATTGGTGATTTGTTTGTTGTAGAAAAACATGAAACAATATCAATTCTCATTCTGGAAGAAGAGAATAAAACACTATCAACAGAATATTACAAAGTTATAATATATTATCCAGAAGGCAAGACAAAAATACAACATCTTGATGCCGATGCTATTGAGCATTATGTTATAACAAAACAATTTATTCATTATCCGGTAAAAGAATGAAAAAAATAAGTGTTGGTGATTTATTTATATCTAAAAAAGAACCAACAACACATTATCCAGCAATAGGTTATGTTGTAAGAGTTGAATATAATAGTGAATTTGAAGAACCAGAAGAAATTATTATAAAATGGTTTGGTAAGTTTGCTATTGAATGTGGTGAACTTTTCTATCTCAGAAGTCAATTAAATGATTATATCCATTATCCGGTGATAAAATGAAACACAAATATAATATTGGTGATATTGTTTATATTGATTATGTATTGGGATATAGAAAGTGATTTAGATAGAAGAATAATGATGGCGAAAGAAAATGAAATATCAGATAGGTGATATTGTAAAGACAATCAATACACAATATGAGGAGAAGATAGGAATAATAATAAAAAGCAGAATGTGGAATGAAGAAGTTGATTATAGAATTCTTATATGTGGAAAACCAAATGAACCAATATGGGTATTAGAAAGATTAATAATAGAAAGAATATATGAAATATCAAGTGGGAGACATAGTCAAGATAAAGAAAATGAATTATAATGACTATGTGATATTCCGAGACAAAGTGGGAATAATACTGGGGACAACTGATCCGGTATATGATATAGCCAAAGCAACAAAATATCCTGTTGTTATATACCAAGTATTAGTTGCGGGCATAGAAGGAAAAAAACATCTTGTATATGAAGAAGAGATAGAATACAAGATAAAAGAGAACATAGAATGAAGTATAAACCGGGAGATATAATAAAAACAATAGATAGCTATCCAGAACCAGATGAACAGTTGGATATAGAGAAGTTCTTATATAAAGAATACTATATGGGCAAAATAGGAATAATAATAAAAGCAACACCATCAACTGATAATATTACAGGTGGAATATACACAATTATATTTGCGGGAATGGAGAATAAAAAACATTATATAAAAGAGTATATGATAGACAAAAAGATAAACAATGAAGTTTAAAGAACATACCAAATACAATATCGGAGATGTAATGGTATGGAAGTATGATAAAGAAGAACTATCAACAGTAATAAAGATATGGTATGACTGGGATGGTTCAACCATGTACCTATTAGAATCATGGGTAAACCTTCCAGTAGGAGAATATATAAAGGAAAGTTATGATGAAGAGGAGTTAGATAAGTTTATAGATAGAAAGATATTAGAGAGATATTCAATAAAGAAATAATAAACATATATGAATAAACCAACAACATTTACACCAGGAGATATCCTAATAGATTCAGAAGGAGAGATAGGATATATAACAGAAGTAAAACTATCCAGAGACAATAAAAAAAGAATATATATAAAATTCTTTAAAGAACAAAACCGGTATGTATATGCCCATTATGAATTAGCAGGATTACTAATGGATATAAATAAACCATGGAAGCACCTACCTCCACCCCCCATAAAAAATTTTTGATTGAAAAATAGAAATAAATAAAGAGATATAGAGAAAGAATCGAGAACGAAAACCGACCCAAATTTTTTTAACAAATAAAGCAATAAAAGGGATATAAAAAAAAGATATTAATAACAAAGAGAACCTATAGAGATATAGAACGATATATAAAGAACCAAATAAAACCACAATAAAAATTTGAACTAAATAAAGAGGTAGCTACACCAAAAAAATTTGATTCAAATTTAGATAAAAAAACAGTTAAAATTTAATTGAAAAAGTTCTAAGTGTGCTGAACTGTTGGATATAGCTATATATAGATATAAGTTGTTCGGTATATAGCTGGAATAAAGCAATAAAGAAAAAAACTCTGTAATGTGGCGGTATTAAAGCCCCACACAACCAGATAAATAATTAGTCAGCCGTTAGAGAAAATACCCAATAAAAATACAAAAAAATGTAGATAGTATAAAATATTGTGTATAACCGGCACATCATCGCCACTATACCACACCGGTACCGGTAGATCAAGACAAAAACGGATAACGTTAGCCGATTGACATGATCGGCCCAACGCGCTATACTGGTCGATTGCCCTATATCTAGCGGTTGATATACAGAAAATCCGGCAGATATAGAAATAGTATATCCAGTATAGGATATATAAAGAACATAAAGAAGGTATAGAGTATAGTATAGAGAGATATTCACCTATCTCCCGCTATACACTATACACAATAGATAATCACCGGTTCATCATACACTATACAAGCTAAACAACCACCCAGTCGGTTGATTGCCGGTGTGCGCCCGGTCACACAGGGATCACCCGGGGGATCGCATAGCATAACGCATGCCCACCATGCTGTCAATGGGGGATCGCGTGATCCGGGTCACGGTGTATCATGAAAAAAACGCTTGCAAAGATCGTGCCAAGGTGGCCGAACCGGTTTGTGAGCCTTGGCATGGTTCGTGCTATACAGTAAACCGATGACCGGTTGACTTGCAAGACCCGTGCCAACTTTGGCGAACCGGCTCGGCGGGGCTGGCATGGAACTTGCTAGGTTCCTGCCGTTGTGATCTGTATCACACATCCCCACTTGACAAACAGAAACCCGGCACACTCTGGCCGGGTTCCCCTAAGCATCATGCGACACTGACCCTAACGGTCGCATGGGTTGGCGGCGGCAAGCCGCACCCCTAAATCGTACAGTCTGATCACCGCGACTCCTCGTTTCTGGCTTCCGTTGCTACATCGCCGGGGGAAGCTAAACCGGCTTACCGTGCCCCCTATTGTAGCCGGGGGGCTATCGGCTTGTCAACCGCAGATCACGCCCGGACGGTGATCCCGTCACGACCGAACGTCACCGTGACCGTTCCCCCCTTGACAGCGGCGAGGAGCGAAACCGGCAGACGGATGAACGGATCACCGTCGCCAACCTGCTGGACCTTATAGGTGCGGGACTCGCCAACCTTGGCAGCGGGGCGCCCACGCTCACCGGGCGCATCATCCCCGAACAGATCGGCACGCATACCCGCAAGAGCGGCAGCGGTTTCCGGCTGGCTTGCGAGAAGTTCGACGGCAGCGTCAAACGTAGCGGGAGCAATCTCCGATCCGGGGGTAGCATGCAGACGGCTAACAGCGTCCGTGCCCTCCGTGAGGGCGAGAAACGCAACGGTCTGGGCGGTCACGCGAACCTTGCGAGCGGGAGCGGTATTCTGGGTCATGGTCTTTTCCTTGTCTCTGGCAACGACGGTCGGTTAGTTAGCGTCCCCGGTGGCCGTCAACCGCTCGGGACAGGAACAGCATACCCGCGATCACCCGATCCGTCAACACTAACGCAGCGGGAGTTCACAAGATCGCGTGTGCAGGGTCACACCGATCCCCCTTGACTGGCCGGGTGCGATCTGATAGTATGCGCCCCCGCTGTGATCTGTGACAAGCTGTGACAAGCATCACACAGGCTCCCCTTGCAACTTCCGTGCCAACCCGGCCGAACCGGTTCGGGAAAGCTGGCATGATCTGTGCAAGGGAAGAAAAAAAATAGATCTGCTGTTGACGCGGGTGTGATCGGGTGTTAGAAATAACTCATGCCGAACAACACCGCTCGCAAGACCCCGTCCATCCAAACCCTGATTCGCGATGGTTATCTGATGGAACTCGCGGAAGGCTACACTCATGATGAAAAGGAAGTGGCCATGGCAAAGCTGCATTGGATGGACGATTATGCCGCTTATCTGCTTGATGAACTGAACGACGAGTGAAAGGATAAACCATGCTTCGCTTTCTTCTCCCACCGTCAAAGCCTAACAACGAAGAAATAACCCGCGAAGAGTGTATCGCTATGGCGTTTCACCTCGCCCGTCATGCACCGTTCGAAGATGATAAAAAGCAGGCCATGCATGCGGCTTGCTCTTATCTTGAACGGGGCCTTTGGTTGTGGCAGTTTGATTAGATAGCGGCAGACGGCATGCACAACCCATGCCAACTCTGCCGAACCGGCTCGGACGGGGTGGCATGAAACATGCAACACCATCCACCGGGGGTTTTGTGATGCGGATCACCCCTAACCGCTTGACTTCAAGTCTTTACCGTGATCCCGTCGCGGCCAAACGTGACCGATACCACATCGCCCTTGACAGCACCGAGAAGGCTCACGGGCAGACGGATAAAGGGATCACCGTCGCCAACCTGCTGGACCTTATAGTTGCGGTCCTCACCGATCTTTGCAGCGGGACGACCACGCTCACCGGGCTCCGAATCACCCAGCAGTTCCGGACGCAGAGCTTCCAGAGCGTTGCGGGCCTCGGTCTGCGAAGCGAGCAGATCCACCGCACCGTCAAAGGTTGCAGCCGCGATCTCGTGACCGGGCGTGTTGTGCAGCTTCTGCACAGCAGCAGTACCCTCGGTCAGCATGAGAAAAGCCACTTGCTGCGACGTGACGCGAACCTTGCGAACGGGATTGACATTCTGCGACATAGCGTGCCTCACAAGCGATCTGGTTTGCTGTCTCACCGGGACCGCGACCGGCGATGCGTCATCATACCGGGCGATCACTAATCCGTCAAGCGTCTCGCTCGTGGAGATCACCCTACGCTGTGAGCCCTATCACGCAGGAACCTATTGACTGCCCCGGTGTGATCTGATAGTGTGCGCCCCGCTGTGATCTGTATCACCGGCAGGGGTCTTGCAACTTCCGTGCCAGCCGGCCCGAACCGGCTCGGCAAAGCTGGCATGAATCTTGCAAGGGCAGAAAAGAAAAAAAGCGAACACTAACAAGTCCAGCCGCACAGCGCAAGTGTCCTGTATCACACACAACACCGGCACCAGACTTGACGGCAGAGAGATCACCCGATACAGTTAGCGCATGGCAAACAACACCCGCTCGCTCGCTGACATTCCCGTTGCTTACATGATGGATGATTCGTGGGTCTGGAAGGATGACATGATCACCTTCTGCGACACCGACTTGTCGGATGATGATCTGGAGTACGAACTTTCGTGGTACGATGATGGGTCGTCGGATCGCATCCTCCGCGACATGTCGGTCTATCTGGATCACCCGATCTGCGGCGAGTTTCCGCACGATAGCATCGTCGCTCCCCGTGGTTGGGATAAGAACGACTGATCGGCAGATACATAGCCCGCAAGGGACAGCAATAGCACGGGAGCCCACCTAATCGGTGGGCTTCTTTTTGTCAATAGCACATTGTGTGATTCAGGTCATAGGAGCAAAAACTGTGCCAACCCGGCCGAACCGGCTCGGGCACCTTGGCATGGAACTTGCAAGGGCAGAAAAAAGAAAACGAACACTAACACCGCGAGGGGCACACTGCAAGTGATCCAGCACACAACAAGTACCTGCGAGATGGTTGACAGCCCGGTGATCTCCCGCTACCGTTGCAGTATGAACACCACGATCCCGCTCTCGCTGCTGTCCCCGGACGAAGCCAACCGCGTTTGGACCGATGATGAGGATCTGTCGGATAGTGATCCCGTTGCGGATCGCGCTGCGTTCGTTGCTTACTTGCACGCTGACGAGGACGATGACGATCACAACGCTGTCTGCGCCTCGCGCACCTTCCGTCACAAGGGGCGGCTGCGATCCGTTCTCGTTGTCCGTTGACACAACCCGATCACTCTGATAGAGATCAAACCATGAACGACAACACCCGACACTTGACAAACCTCGCTGGTCATTCCGCTTGTCTCTGCCCGATGTGCTGGTCGACCCCCGGTGCTCGTCGTTTCGCAAAGCGCCGTGTCCGTCGTGCGGTGCGTCACAGCGAACGGGGCGAGATCAACCGCTCGCTGGCCGATGAAAACAACCGGGACGGTGACGCCGCTCATTTGATCGCTGTGACGCAGCTCAACATGGAAAACATGCGCTTGATGCGCACCTTGCCCGACTTCCCTCCTTGGTGGTGATCTAACTCACAACGGCAGGCAGCATGCAAAAGGCATGCCAGCCCCGCCGAACCGGCTCGGGCACCTTGGCATGGAACTTGCAAGGGCAGAAAAAAGAAAACGAACACTAACAGATCATTCCAGCCCCCGCAAGACCTGACGGTGTGACGGAGCACACAAGGCGAAGTGATCTGCGCGTTCGTCATGGTTGACGGATTAGCGATCACCGTGTACGATAAGCGCATAGCCGGAACAAGTAAGCGGACCCCGGCACCGCAAGTAGCGCCAGAGTCAGAGAACCCGAACAGAGAGACAAGACAATGTCGCAGAATGTCGCCGCTCGTCGCAAGAAGATCGAAACCCTCGCTCGCCACAACTACGGTTCGACCACGACGTGTGGCCCGCGTCAGGTTGCTGTGATCGCTGATATCGCTTTCGCTGCACAAAACGGTCTGCGCCCCAGCGTTGATCTCCTTGCGCTGCGTCACCCGCTCATGGCTCGCCCCGGTATCCTCGACAGCTTGCGCGCTCGTCGGCTTGTCAAGGGGCATCCCAATAATCTGCAACTTACGGCTGCGGGCTTGGAGATTGCGCGTGCTGCCCTTCGCTGTACGCTTGCCCCCGGTATGGGCTTGGTTGCCACGGGTGCGCCCAGCAAGCGACCGTGATCACACCTTGATCTAAATCACAACGGCGGGCGGCATGCAAGGTGCGTGCCAGCCCCGCCGAACCGGCTCGGGCAAGCTGGCATGAATCTTGCAAGAAAAAAAAGATTGTGAGCCGCATCACCTGATCGCCTGATCTGTTGTTGACCCGATCTGATCTGCGGGCTACAACAAACGTATGGACAACAACCAACGCCTCACCGATCAGTTCTGCAACATTGCTCTTATGTATTCGCTTGTGGTGGTCGACAACCGTATCCTCTTGGCTTTTGACGAAGACGATCACGCAACCGTTGCCGAATGCGCTGATATGTTTCAGCACTTGACCGATCAGGTTTGCGATTTTATTCCCGCTGATAATGTGTAGTATAACGGGGTGATCCCCCTCACACCGGAATGTATGTCCCCCATGGACGGGTGGGGGCTGTTCCTGTACTTAGTACCCCCACAACACACGGGGAATTTTTGTA